ATAGAATCCTCTATTTTTTTAACTATTTCATATCTCTCTACGTCTGTTTGCTTTCCTATCTTAATAGTTGCTATTCCTCCTGATAAGTTTCCTATACGAATATCTATTTGTTCTTTCTCATATTCAGATTGTTCTTCGTTTTTCTTTTCCTTTAGAGCCTTAACCTTTTTCTTAACGTCTCCTTTTCCACCTATCATAGTCATGCTGTCTTTATCTACTATCACCTTACTGACTGTCTCATTCCCAACGAAGTCTTTAACATCTTCAATAGTTCTAATCTGCGAATATTCTATTGGTATAAACTGAAAGCCGTTTGTTTTCCTGAAAGAGAGCAGTACGTTCTCTGTAAATTGATTCCCTATAATTATCAGTTCGCTTTTATCTCTGCTTCTAGCTTTATTTACTCCAGCTTGTATTTCCTCTGCTGTTGGCACTTCTGATACTAATACCCCAATGTCGTTGTAAGTTTCTTTCTCAAATTCATTAAAGAGTTTTCCTTCTGCTGGTTTAGCTTCAAATTGTATTCCGTCTACTATCTCGCTCTCTAAGACATCCCCAGTTACTTCTTCAATACTTATCTTAGCGTCTTTACCTAGCTTGTCGTAAATATCGCATATAGTTTCAGCTACCTTTTCGTTTAGGCTTGAAGTCATTACTAGATTATAAATATCTTCTCTTGTCTTTACCTTGGTAGGTTTAATTGATTTCAATACCTTGTTAGCCTCCTTAAATAAATTATCTCTTAGTTTACGAGGGTTTTCTGTTTCAAAATCTTGAATAATCTCATTTAATATAGATTGTAAAAGTACCAGTGTTGTTGTTGTTCCATCATCACAGTCTTTATCTGTTTGCTCTGCACATTGTATAGCTAGTCTAATACCAGCCATTAATTCTTCTTTTTGTGTTATGTCTTTGGCTATGGAAACACCATCATTAATTACTTCACTGTTGCTTCCATTATAGATTAATACGTTCTTACCATTACCTCCTAGAGTTACCTTAACTACATCTACGCATGTATCTATTCCTTTTTTTATGAGGTTTCTAGCCTCTTTGCCTTTGTATATCTTTTTCATTGCTTTCACTCCTTGGGACAGCTCGGAGTGAACTGAGTGTCCCAGGAACAATTAAAATTTATTGTCTAATATTTGTAATGTAATTTTGTATGCTGTGAAATATTCATTATCTCTAAATTCTCTATTCTATTATCTGTCTTATCTTCGTTTTTATGATGCACTATCTCAGACCTCTTTAATTTTCTTTTAAGTTTTTTCTCCATCAAATACCTATGCAAGTACATTGATTTTCCGTCTATGTAGAGTCTCTTATAAATATATGAACCTTGGATTGCATTAGTTTCTTTCCATCTAGGATGATTTTCTCCTGAAATAGCTTTTGACCTTGTGATGTAGCCACATTTCTTAGAACAGTTTTTCCTTAGCTTATTGTGGCTTCTCTTAACTTTGAACTCTTTACCACACACACTGCATATCTTAACAATCTTTCTATCACTATTTCTTGATGCTTCCCTAACTCCACATTCCCTACAAAATCTTCTTAATTTAGATGGGTACTTGGCTGTTATTGTTTTACCACACCTTTCGCATTTTTTTGATAACATTTGCTTACGCACCTTATAGAGTGTTGCGGTGCGTACTGCACACTCTATAGGAACAAATTAGTTGTTTATATACTAAGTATATATTAACTAGTTATTGTTGTCAAAGCCTTATGCTCATCAGCCTATGTTGAATCCATCTGCATAGAAGTTGGAGTCTTGATTTTGAGTTGCTAGAGTCAAATCTCCAGAAACTGCATAAAAATCATATGGTCCAGTTCTTGCTAGGTCTCTATCAATATAAGCTTCAATCAACCAAGCTAGTTTATGCTTTTCTGGTCGAATTGCTAATACTCTTCCAGTAGCGTCTCCACTTTGCTGAATGTATCTGTGATAGTGAGTCTTTAGTTTCCCAAGACCAGTTTCAAATACGTCTACTACTGTTACGATTTCTCTAATGTTAAGACCTGTATTAACTACGTTAGTCTTATTAGTGAATCCGTCAGTCAAGTCTTTAAGGAAGCTTCCCATAAAGATGTCTTGAGCTACGTCTCCGTTAGAGTTATCGATGTTGTCTTTCATTAATCCCTTCATAATTGAAGCACTCCAAGCTGTTCCAGAAGTATGAGAGGTATGATTTGTACTTTTAGAAGTATGCTCAATTATTCCACTCATTTTCGGTACTGTACCTGATGCACCAGAGACTAATGTTGAACGTACTACGTCAAATTCACATGAGTTTCCAAAGTCTTTCAACTTCTTAGTTGTTTGTCTTGTTAGTTCGTTCTCGCCATGATAATGGTCAATAGCTTGTTGAGTTCTAGATACACTGAAAGGCTTTGCTATCTTTTCGACTATATTAGTTAGTCTAGTAGGAGTAGTTAATGCGGCTGCAGTATAGTCAGCGTTTTCAGCTACAGCTGCGGAAGCTGCGGTATCAAGAGTATCAATTTGTGTGCTATGAACAGCATCAATGGCTTTGCTCATCCCAATCATGTTTTTGATTGAGGTTTCTGTAGCTGTTAGGATTTCTACCAGCTTCATTACATCTTCTTTACGAGATTGATCCCCGTAAGAATTTAGTATATTATCCACTTTTTTCTATCAATTCAGTTCAATTCTATAACTTACCACTTTCAGTTCCGAGCATTTCTGCTACTAGGTTCTCCTGCGATTTGTTATGACCTGTTCTAGCGTTTTTAGCTAAATCAGATATTTTTTGGTTTTGCACTGGATTGATTCTGTTATTCGTTTTAATTACCTTCGAATCTCCAGAGGTGAATTTGTCAGCTATCTTTTCCCACGCTTCGCTAAGTGTCATATCGTTCTTTTCGGCATAAGCCTCAATTATATCGATATTATCTTTAGCTTTTTCGTTGGCTAAGATGAAATCTTTAGTAGCTAATTCTTTCTTTAATCCTGCTAACTCTGTAGCGTTCTTTTCAGAAAGGTCTACTTCTTTCTCTTCAACTTTCCCTTCTAACTCATTCTTAACGTGAGCTTCTGGGTCTCCTACGAGTCCTTTCATGTTGTCGTAGTGCTTGTTAAAGTCTGCTTTACTCTTGAAGGAGTTATCACCTTCTCTACCAGCGAGTTTGTTCAACTCGTCCAATGAGAGGGCTTCCTTCGCCTCCACATCTTGGTTTTGGACATTTCCTTCACCTTCCTCATGTACAGCATCAAGTGGGTCTTGATTTTCTTGTACAGAAGAGTCGGCTACAGGAGGTTTGTTTTCTTCCATGTTGTTTAAGATTACTTATTATCAAAATCCCTTTCGGGCTTCTGTCTTTGTTAAACTTCTTCTTTCTCTAATATTTTAAATATTTTTTCTTCTTCTTCAATGTTATCTATCTCTTCAGCGGTTACTTCTACCCATAATTCATTCAGCCATTCAACTACCATTCTAATTGCTAACTCTCTTGCTCTGCGTTCTTCCTCTCCTTTATAGCCTTTACAAGTATCTAAAGTCCTTATCTTTTTAGCTAAGACTCTAAATGCTTCTTTGTTATCGGTTAGGAACTTATTTATTTGTTCTTGTTTATTCTTCATTATCCTGCTGGATTAACTTGATTACCTGGGAATGGAATATTCTCTACTCCCCCACTAGCTACTGTTGCTTGGTCTGCTTGAACCGCCTGTGCTTCTTGTTGAGCTGGTGTTTCTTCTGGTTGGTCTTTAATCATTCGTTCTGCTGGTAGTCCAAGAGTATCTAACAATTCTTTTAATGTATCTTTAATCGGTAGTCCTGATTGAGCTAAGATTCCCATTACTGAGGTTAATGATTGAGCCATTACTGCCTTATTAAGTTCTTCATCTGCTGGAGTAATACTTATATCATAGTCAGTGCTAAAGATTTCCTTAGCGATTTCTACATATCTGTTGTCTCCTTGCCCCTCTAAGGCTTTCATCTCACCAGCTATCATTTCTTGCATTACTTCAGGAGTTACATTCATTCTTTTAGATAGAGGCATTTCAGCTATATCATTTCTAACCTTGTTCTCTACTAGCTTTTGGTCAATCTCTTTAAGGTCATCTAGGTCTCCTGTGATTCTTACTACTTCTTTGTCGGTAAGGTTCTTGTTGATAATAGGCATCATCTTCTTTTCAATAAACTTCGATAGGGATAGGAATATTCCTTCCATTCTAAGATTATATCCTTTAGATACTCCTTGTTGTTGAATCAATGCGTTAGTAGCTGGTCTGTTTCCTTGAACCTCATCTTCATTAGTTGTTCCAGTTACTCTAGTTCCCCAAGTATAAGCTCTCTCTTCGTCTGTGTAAGTTGATGGGTCTACTGGTCCAGTCTGTAATGGAACTACGTCTGATTGCTCATCTAGCTTAATAGCATGACTAGCGAACATTCTCTTAAACTGTTGAGGTGTTACGTTTCCAAATAGTTTATATAAATCAGTCTGCCCTATACGAGCTTTGTTCAATCTGATATTAACAACTTCATTTAAGTAAGCCTGTATGTTAAACAACATTTCTGGCACTCCTCTACCATCTCCCCTATTAGGAACTTCTTTAAGTCTAAAGTCTCCATAAGGATGGTTGTCTACCTTTTCAATCGTATGAACTACTGTGTTGCTGTCTAGCCCTGATACAATAGCTTTCATATAAGAATACGAGTTCATGTCCTCATCTTTTCCTGTTAGGACAAAATCAGGTAAGAATCCATATCTTGCGTAAACTTCTACATAAGGAATCTCAGTAGTTGTGTTTTTACCTGTACTCATCTCTACTCCCATTCGGTCTACTGTGGTTGTTCCTGCAACGAACTCACTGTTAGGCAAGTCTAATTCATCAAACTCTGGCTTAGGTATTACGAAGCGTTCTTGAATACCTGAGCTATCGTCTAGCGTTACTGATGGGTCATAAATCATATTCAAACGATCAACAACTGATACTACTAGCTTCCCATCTATCTCTTCTGCTTTTAAAAACGATGTACCATCAATAGCACAACGTCTGAGCATAGCGTTTAGTGTTTCTCCAAACTCTATATCGTTAAGGCTCTTTTTAAGTATGAACCTATAAATTTGTGAAGCTAAGATGTCATCAGTAGTTCTTGCCTTTACATCAATATCTTTCGTGTCAATATCGATGTTCTTTAGCATTGTTTCTACTATCCATTCTGTGAAAGGAATAAATATCTTACGTCTCCCTGTAATCGGGTCATTTTCTTGTTGATAGATGCCAAAGTAATTCTTTCTGGCTTTCTTAACAACATTACGCATTATGAACTGGACTTTATCAGTTACGAAAACTGCTCCATCTCTCCAGTTAGCTCTTTCTGCGTTTAAGAGTCTTATAACCTCAGAATCTTCTGGGGTTGGACTGTAGTCTGTTTTTATTTCCATATTTTTTTAATTAGAAATCTGTGTCTAAAATTTCCATTTCTTCTTCGTCTTTGTTTTTTAATACTGCATGATTATTCATTTGCCATGCTATAGCTGCTCCAATTAATAAATCAAAATGTCTTGTTATTAGTCTTGGGTCTCTTACATCATCCATTAAATCATTCCTAGTATAGCTCTTACATTCTTGGATTAAGTCTTTATCGTTTAGGTCAATCAATCCATCCTCTACTGCTTTACAAAATGCAAATAACATCTTCGGCTTAGTTAATCTACTCGTTAGCCATCCATATTCTTTAGCTGGTTGATATTTGCCACCAATCATTACTTCCTTTCCTTCTGTTGTGTATTGTTTTACGTTTTGTTGTTTTGCTATTGCTATCGTTGCATGTCCATGATTATTCTTTTCTATCGCTACCATACTTCCACCAAATATATCTGATTGTCTTTGAACCTCATATCCGAATACATCTGGCTTAATCGTATTACAGGCGTAAGTAGCTATTACTTGAGCTGGTACTGTGTCAAAATCTATGAATACTGATGTTGAGCTGTCTAACCCTACTCCTCCTGCTACATCATGCCCTGATGCTGTTCTGTGGCTTGGGTCAAACTCTTTAAATATCTTAAATCCTGCTGATTCTCTTATAACTTCCTTTGGTTCTTGTGCTTCTAGTGATTCTCTATCGAATAGCACATCTTTACTAGCACTAGGTTTACACATTCTTTCTCCCCAGAAATCATCATCGTCTTTCTTAAACTGTTCTATCTCTGGAATCGTGTAATATTTCCAAGTAGGTTTCTTATCTTCTAGTATTGGTATTATTAAAACTTTATTTTTATCGTTATCTTTTTCTACTAGCTTATGGACGTTTCCTGATTCAGAAAAGTAATTACAAGTATAAACACATCCCCCATTCTTACTTAGACCAGTTCTAGCTTCTTCCATGTTATCCCAGATTGTTTTGGTCTCTACTAAACTTCTAAGTGTCTTTCGTGTTTCAAAGTCTTCAAACCATACAAAGTCAGGTCTAGCGTCTTCTTGTACTTGTCCCCGTTGATCAGTTCCTACAGTATCAGAAGTCATCTTAATTCCTGTAGCTGTTGTGAACACTCCCATCGTCTCTTCTCTCTTCGCTAATGTCTTTTCAAATACCTCTGGATAATATTCTCTGACTTTCGGTTTAACAAACATATTATATACATCTGTTACTATCTGCTTTGAGTTAGCTGAATCTTTCGATAATACCTTAAAGTATCTTCTAAAGTGGTCTGTATCGTTAGCTATGCAATATCCTACAAATAGTTTAGTCCTTACTGATTTGGCAGCTCCTCTAAATGCTATGTCTGTGAAACTTAATAACTCAGCTCTGTAAACTCTTAGGTTGTATGTATCTATTTCTTTATGAAAAGGTGCGTCTTCTGCTTTAAAGTAATTAGGGAAGAAATCTCTAGCCCATAGATTAAACTTTAATATAACTTCTTCTTCTGTGTTCTGGCTGTTAAATTGAAATAAAGCTTTCCTTAGTTTCTTGTCTTCACTATTCAGTATTTTCTTTATCTCGTCCATCTAAGTAAATGTTAATTGCTTTATTAGACTTCTCCTTAGATGCTTCGTCTACGTTTATTTTTTCTCCTCCTGTTGTTAGATCGGTATTAGTTTGAGGATTTCCTTCAGCCATTTTCCATATAACTTCTTTAGGTAATCCTTCCATAAACTCTAGCTTTTCTTCATCAGTCATCTTCTCTAAGTATTTCTTAGCGTATGTTTTCAATGAGAAAGTTCCCTTTGGTTTTCCTTTAGGATTTCCACTTACTCCCTTTTGAAATAACCAGGGTTTATCGTTCTGCTTCTTAACTGATTTTTCAGTATTTTCTTCAGTCATTTGTTTAATCTCTTTCTTAATTTCTTTAAAGCTTTTAGTACTTTCCAAGTATTTAATTCCTTTATTGTTATCTTCATATAACACAAAAATTTCACATCTTCAATCTGTTTGTTTATTTGTTCAAATCAATTTTAAACTTATTTTCCTTATCCAAGATTATTGTGTTTTCCCTCAT